GTCCTGACTGTCTCCTTATTTCATTAATCCTTGCTAGTTCATCAATTGTAACAACCCTTGAGTTTTCTCCAATTCCAATTCTTATCCCTGGAATCGTTCCTATTTGTTCACCAGCTTCATTGCGTTGAACAATAGTAACAGGTGTACCCATTTGTTGTTCATCTGTGCCACTATAAATACCGTCAGCTATCCCATCTCCATCTTGGTCTTCGTAGCTTCCCTTTGACATTTCAGAAGCTCTAATACCAATTAGATCTAAAAAACCTGCAAGATCACCTAGACGACCTAAAGATGTCCCACTAAATATTCCAAAAGGATTTTCAAAAAATGGCTCCCTTTCGTACCCGTAAAGCTCTTCAAACTCTTCGTCGGTAAGATCTTCGTAGTCGTCTTCGTAATCGTTTGCCATCTTTATCCTTCTAGTGTAGGGCTACCCAAGCTCCACCAGCATATCCATAGAATTTGCTAGCCGTTGTATTGTAAATCATTTCTCCATTAACGGGAGAAGATATTGCATTCATCTGCGTAGTAGTCATACGTGGCATGATTACACCACCCGTTGTAGAAGAGATTTCTGTTCTGCCATCTCCTCTTACTGTAAATTTGTCAGCACTATTAGCATTAAATTTTAACCAGTAACCGCCTGTTAGAGATCCAGTTCCTGCGTGGGTTGCTTGTATAATGCCAGCGTCGGACTCAAAGTTTGTTCCACTGCTATTTATTACAATGCCTTTGCTAGTATTTGAGGAACCAACAACATTGACTTCTACATCTCCAGCTACCGTTAATAGGCGACTTGGAGTAGCAGTTCCAATGCCTACGTTTCCACCATCAGGCTGAAGGGCTAGGGATTGTGCGCCTGTTTCAGCGTTGTTAGTTGATTGGATTGTAGAGTATTGAGCAACGCCACTTTCAAAATATGAGCCAAGAACTAATCGTTGGTCGGTGTTGTCTATACCAATCTCTGTTCTTGCAGCAGCGGAGTCCTTAAAAACAGACAAAGAATGTTCAGGGGTTGCAGTGCCAATGCCTACGTTACCAGAGGAATTTAAAACAACATCAGCAGACCCAGACCTGCCTATTCTAAGATCATCTTGATGAGCGTCTATGAAATAATGGTCGTAAGTAGAATCAAAGTCAGCAGCAGTGCGGAGTTTTATTTCTCCACCTTCGTTTTGACCAGTGCCGCCACCGTACACCTCAAGTAACCCATGAGGGTCGGTATCGTCTGTTCCAACGAAAAAAGTTCCAACCACTCTAGCAGAACCGTTTACATCTAATGGAACTGCGGGAGATGCAGTACCAATGCCTACTCGGTTATTAGTTGAGTCTACTTTAAGGGTTGTAGTATCAAACGTAACATCTCCAGAAGCTGCCAGCGTAGTAAACGATCCAGTTCCTCCAGTGACATTACCAGTAATATTACCCGTTACATCGCCAGTAACATTACCCGTAATGTTTCCAGTTACATTGCCAGTTACATTGCCAGTTACAGATCCAGTAAAACCAGATGTAGTAGTAATACTGCCGCTTGTGCTAATTACTACATCGTTTGCTAGCTGGTTAGTTCCGACTGCATCAGAAGCAATTTTATCCTGGGTGATCCCTAAATCTTTAACAACAATTTTAGAATTGCTAACACCCCCAACACTAATAAGCTGAGTGGTTATGTTGTCTACAGCATCAGGTTGAAATGTAGAAGAGCTAACAGCAGCATTAAGCCTAGACGCTGTTACCTGATCTCCTGTGCTAAAGGTATATCCTGTTGTAAGTACTCCCATTATTCTGCTTTATTTAAACTTTTGAATGTCATAGCTCCTGCTACTTTTAATGCTCTTAATCTAGGTCTTCCCTTAGTTGTTGTCAATTTAAACTGTAATCCGTAAGCTCTTTTATTTCCAAATCTGCCCCTAAGGGAAACATCTTCATCAATAGCTAAGTCCGATCCGTTAAGATCACTAACACTTCCGAGGTCTATTATACCATCAATATTTTCTGTGATTGCCTGTAGGTCTGCATTTGAAACATTATTTTCACTTGATTGCAGGTGAACATCAAAATTGTTCCACTTTTTGCGATCAATAGAATTAAGATTAAACATCCGAGTAAGGGCAGAAGATTTTATTTGGTTAGCCGTAATGGTTCCCCCCACTTGCACAATGTACCTATCTTGGTCATCAACCCTAGATTCGTACTCATGAACACCACCGTTGCGGTTAATTACGTACACTCCTCTTTTATCTCCTTCACCAGCAACAGTTAGCTCACTGTACTCCCAGTCAGAAGAATCAATAGAATCTATGGACTCCCACTGTTTGTTAATAAAATTGTAAATAATTAAGGCGTTGTTTGTAGTACTGCTGTCTAATGGAACCGCAAGGTAGTACCTATTGTCGAAGTAAACTGACTTAGCGTTATGAGCGTAAGCCTTGTTTATCCTCTTAATTGTTCCCTCAATGGACGAAGATAGTGGAACATCTTGCCCTCTAAGGTTGTAAAGATCCATAAAGTCCAGCCCGTACACACCATTATCAGAAAGGAATATCATGTTATTGCCTATCTGCTGTATGCTATCCCTAGCTAAACAACCAACTTCATTAGTGATTACCTGAGATATTGAACTTCCTAAATCTAGGCTATTAGCAACAATATGTATACTGTTGCGATTAAAGACTACCAGCTTATCATCAGAAAATGAATGAAACCCTACAATGTGGTCAGCAGTACCTGCGTTAAATCTAAACTGTCCATAGATTCTATCGTAAGTATTTGAATCCAGTATATCAGAAAACAAAGCCTCATCTACAATATTCCTATCGGTAATTGTAGCAGACCCAGATGACCCCGTTATATCGTACTGATACGGAACTACTAATCTACGTTGGTGGTACGTGCCAAACTCAGGAGCAGGCATATGGCTAAACCCAAGCCCTAAAGAACCAACCTTTTCAACGGTAGCGTTCTTGTTGGTTGCGTCAGCTTTATTTGTAGCAAAAGTAAAGGTAGTAAAGCTGGTAATTGCATTAACACGTACAACTTCTCCAACGCTATAGCCTGAACTACCAGCATCAGTTACCGTAAGAATATCGCCAACCAAAAGAGAACTTGTACTTGCGGATGTAGCTGTTGCTATACCACCTGAAAAATCAAGATCAGTGATTGGTATAGGTGTAGGTTGAACGTAAGTTCCGTTAGCAACAAGAGAAAATGCAGGAGAAGTAATATCTCCAGCCCACTCCATGGCAATCTGTCCTTTACGGAAAATGTACAGCTTATTAAAAGCCTGAGTTATTGTACTACCCTCAGGAACAGTTTCTCCAGTGGGATAAGTAAGAGTTACTGTAGTATTTCCTGAGTCAGCAATCTTAACAAGTACAGTACTATTAGTTCCTACACAAGCTACGTAAGACTCAGAGCTGTTGTTGGGATCTGAGAACTCACAAGAGGCTTCAATAAAGTTACCAGCGGTAGCATCTAGCTTCATCCCCGAAACCACCATAGTTCCAGTGGGATCGTCAGATAATGAAGTTACGGTATAAGTAAAGGTGTCAGAATCTATTACTGTAACAATAAAATTTCCGTTAGGATCTTCTGTTCCACCAGGAGTTAGTCCACTTATGTTTACCCCTGTACTATTGGTAATACCATGAGCTGATCCAAAATTAACTGTAATAATTTCACCAGCCCTAGTGTAAGAACTAACAGCAGGAATACTTGTGTCGTACAGATTAAACGGCAAGGTAAAAACACCTGGAGAAAAAGGAGATGAAAACACTTCAATCCCTTTCCTGGGTTGCCACTCACCATTAAGATCCATTCGGCCATTATTAGATTCAGCCAAATTACCTGGACGGAGTTGGTCTGGTCTTAACCTGTTGTTAAACCCAACAAACCCTTGATCCAAATCTTCTCCGATCCGATCATCTAAATTTCCGTAACTATCGTATCTTGCCATTTAACAATTCCAAGCTCTTCTACTCCAGTAGTTCGCAGACAATTTATTACTCTTACCCTTAATCCCACCAGACCTAGCACAGTAGCTTTTCTTCCTTGCGGGGTTACTCTTCTTGATGCTCATATTAGCATCTCCAAAGCGAACAATTTTTTCCTTCCCACCTTGGCAG